GCAGTAATAACTATTTTACAACAATATTCAACCTATTAACTTTAGTTAATATTAAAAAATACCGATGACTGCACGGATTTATCCATTGAATTATGATACAAAAACATTTTTGGGGGGTGGGGGGTCAAAAAAAGGAGCTGTCTGACACATTTGCTGTCGTGTTGTGTCCTCTATAGTGTTGTAAGTGAATAATGAATGGGTCATATGTTATTTTAATAGTACCAAGACCACATCACACAAGCCAATGTGCTTCAAGATTGCCTAGGAATGTGTGTGTGTGTGTGCTTAGATCGTTATTTCAAGCATAAAGCCAGAAAATAAGCTATGCACATGGATGATTATGTACTTTAGGTAGGATTGTGTATGTATATAGCAATATGTGTGATTAAAGCAGAATATGGAGGATTAAAGGGTATTTAATTTAAAGAGCCAGAACCCCCGCCGATTACGCCAAGAGTTGAAAGAAGATGATTTAATTCAGCTTGTAATTCCTGATCTGTTTTCTTGCCTGTAATATCTTCAACTTTGTGAACCGTTTGGTATCCTGTTCTATCTAGTAATGAATTGATTGCACCAAGTTTTACGCTAGGACTTATCTTATCTTCTGATATTAAGGATTTAAGTTTATCAATGGCCATAGGCACAGCACCAGATAATAGTTTTCTAGTAGCGTCATCTATTTCGGTAGATAGCTTGTTTTTTAACTCATATCCTTGTTGTTCAGCAGTCTTTTCAGAATACCCCGCCTTGATTGCGCTTTGAGTAGCGTTGCCTGTTTGGCTAAAGTACTCAATGAACCGTTTTTGTTGATCTGTAAGCGTTCTAGTCATGTTCTTGTAGTATAAACCTAAAGCAGAAAGAACGCAAGTAGAACATTTTTTTTTATTTTTATGTATTGACATAATCATTGTTATGAATTAACCAAAGTTAATAATGAAAGGAGTAACATGTTAGATAATGAAACAATAAAACAAGCAACGCAATTAAGGAAAGCACACTTGAACCTAGCGCAGTATTGTTTGAATAAAGGTTATTCAATTACCGTACATTACGGCAATGGCGAGGGCAAAGAGGATTGCGACTACTCAACAGATTTTAAAAACATTAAAGAATGTGTTGAGGCGTGTGACGAGGCCTACATGAACATCTATGACAAAGATAAGCTAAGAATAGGTTGGGCTTATATTGTTTTAGGTAATGATGACAATGAACTTGTGTCTGATTACAGCGCCAATAAATTTATGGATGAGTGGGCAGACCAATATCAAACAATGTACGATCAAACGCAGTAAAGGGAGGATATTATGATTAAAATGAGAATTAAAGGAATTTTGTACACGGGTAAAACCGTGTACGAATGCCTTTGCAAAGCAGTAAGAGAACCAATTAATATTCATGCTAAAATGGTGGATGTTAATAAATTAATAAATCAAAAATCATGGGAGGTAATAAAAAATGAAGTCAAAAATTAAGGATGAGGCACTAAACAATCTAAAAAGTTGGATTAAAGAAGATGATACCATTTATTACATTGTGAAAAATGTGTCTTCTAGTGGAATGTATAGGCATATTGACTTTTATAAATTTGACGTTGAAAACGGCAAAATTGTTAAAAGTTGGTTATCTTACAATATTGCTTATGCTTTAGGATATCCATTTAAAGAAAAAACCAACAGCGTTGGTGTTAGCGGTTGCGGTATGAATATGGCTTTTCATGTCGTTAGCCAAGTTGCTGACGCTTTATTTGGTGATTATAAAAAACTTAAATATGAGGGTCTTTAAAATGATTATATTTACATTATTAAAAATGCTTTTTTGCATAGGTTTAATTGTTTGTGGTGGATTTGTTGCAATCAATGGTAATGGCTTGCTCGGCTGTCTTATATCGGCTGGAGGTCTTATTGGTCTTGTAATTCCTTTAATGATTGAAACTGACCATTTTATTAACGAACAAAATGAAAAGATAAAAAATGATAAATACAATTAAAATCATTCTAGGTTGTATTTTTGTATTATTAGGAATTCTACTGTCGTTTAACGGCAGTAGATTCTTTTCATTTTTTTTCACATCAATTGGTGTTTTATTTTTTATAAGTTTATTACCGTCAGATAATAAGGATAAAAAAAATGTCAAAAACAATTGAAAAATTAAAAGAGTTAGAAAAAAAAGGAAAAGTCAGAATTGACAGAAAATATGGTACTGTTGAAATTTTGGCCAAAGGTCAAGAAAGTGAAAAAATAATAAATCAATTTGCTTTTCTTGAACCTAAAATTGCTTATCAAATACTTAAACAAAAAACGAAAGGAAAATAAAACAATGGCTCAACACTATAAAATAGAACAATGGAAAAACGAAAAATGGTATCCAAAAGTTATAAGAAGAATTAAATGGATATTAAAATATACTAGCGGAAACAAAAGCACTTATAACGGCAATTGTAATTATTTAAAAAGATTAAAAATTTTGCCTAATAATTATTGCACAAATCCTTTTGGCGACAAAGAGGGTAATCTTGCTTTATGTTATAGAACTAAAATAGATGATATACTTGATAAACATAATGATTATTCTCTTTCTGAATGCGGAATTGAAATACATTCACAATCAAGAGGAGTTAGGCAAAATAAACTAATACAAGCATACATAGTACTATAGGAGGAAAACAATGACAGAACTGACAAATGAACATTTTGAATTGCACGATTCAAATAAAGACAAAATGTTTAAAAAAAACAAAATAAAAAACGCCCTTATTTTTTTAAATCTTAATATAAATCAAATTATTAAATTAAAAGATAATGGCGCTGATGACATCTATAAAGAATTAGATACAATAGCTGATGATTTGACAGATGTGTTTGTTGATCTTAAAACAGAAATAGGAGTAGATATATGATTATATTTGGAAAAACCAAAAATGATTGGAAACAATGGTTTTATAATAAATCAGATTATATAGGTGTATTTGTTTTCGGTTTTATTCTTGGCGCATTAATATTTTAATACAAGTAAATTAAGGGAGGTGTTTAATAAAATTATACATTTCCCTTAATTTTTTATGTTTTAATTTTAAATTAATATACTTTGTTTTCCACAAATTATTTTTTACCTTGGCCTCTATACTTTCTTTTGTCCTTTTTTGAATGTCTGCCTTTTCTTTTGCGTTTTCGTTTAGGTTCATAAAGAATTCCTACTTTTTTAGCCATAATTTATATTTTATCACGTTTTGCTTGTTCTAAATAGTTTAAAGTTTCTTTTAACAAATTTTTTTGTTCACCCCATTTTTCTGTAAATGATTTAGGACTGTAATGATATGCTTCTTTGCCATTTCTATGATGATTAGGACATAAAGGTATAACTTCAAAATGACTAGCTTTTTTAGACATACCTCTTTTATCTTTGATGTGGTGTAATTCAGCTGGAGAATTAGGATAACCCATTTTACGACATATGATACAACCAAGATCAGCAACCATAGACATGTGTTCTTGTTCTTGTTTGGTTTTAGTAGCTTTCATATTCAAAGTCTTTTTCGTAAAAAATCTTTTTTCCTATTTTTTTTAACTTTTTGATATTTTTACTTGGAATAACCATTTTATCACCAATTTCATCTTTTGAAAATGACATTACGAATATATGATTATCTCTACTTTTTTTTAATAAATAACCTTCGGTAAAACAAATTTCTTGTTTGCTTTTTTCAGCTTCTTTTATATTTTCCCATTCGCAACCGCTTGTTGCATCTTCCCACCAACACTCATAACGATCATAAGTGTATAACTGAATATCTTTTCTTTTTTTAGGCATTGTAATTTTTACGTTCTTTCATATCAGAAATCATTTTTGTTTTCCATGCTTCAAAATTCAACTGAACAATGGTTTTTTCCCAATATAATTCAGCTTCTTGTTGTACAGCATGACCAAGCGCCTCAATGTGTTTTTGATATCTTTCGTCTGTTCGTGCTTCTCTTTCTTGCGCATTTACAGAATCTAATTTACCTGTATTGGAATTAATCATTTTTTCTTTCATTAATTTAGATAATAAAATTTTTCTACCATGTTCTAAAATAGTTACGTTTTTTTTAGCTTCAGCATAATCTTTACCAAGTTTACGCAATTCATGCATTTTTGTTTCTAATACATTGTCATTCATACATTCAACTCCTTCATGTTTTTAGATTTAGCCATACGAATATTGCAATATTGAATAAATTTAATTACATCGTGACCAGTTGCTACTGGAAAAACTTTTTTAGTGTGTGGAAAATGACCGTACTTTCTTTTAAAAGTCCAACTGGCCCAACCCTCTTTGTAACCTTTTTGTTTTGCATAATAAACTAATTGAGCATAAAAATTTTCTTTATCTTGTGCATTTGGTTTTATCTTAGGTAATTCAACTAATCTTCCTTGTTGAATTAAAATAATTTGTTCTTTTTTAGTTGGTATAAAAGAACAATTAGGACATTCTGGTTCTTCTTTAGTTGGTTTATATACCGTGTCACATTTGACACAAGTAAAAGGTTGTTCATCAATTGGTTTTGGTTCTTTTTTCTTTTTTTCTTTTGAAGTCGTAGTTTTTAATTGCCAATTTGGTGTATCTTCTGGGAAACCATGTTCATATACACAACCAGAATGATCAATAATTAGAGTATCTTTTTTATTTAATGCTGGCCTTAAACTTCTGCCCACCATTTGTAAATACAATGAATAAGATTTAGTCGGTCTTGCAATAATAACACAAGAAACTTTTGGCTGATCCCAACCCTCGGTAAGAACCATACAATTAGATAAAATTTTTATTTCACCATTATTTAATTTTTGCAATTGACGCTCACGTTCTATTTCTGGCATTTCACCGTCTATGTGTCCACTTGGAACACCGTTTTGTTTAAAAATATTAGCAATGTATTTTGAATGAGCAATAGAAACAGCAAATACAACAGTAGGCCTGTTCTCACCAAATTTAATCCAATGTGAAACTATATCGCCCACTAATTTAGGAGTATTCATTTTTTTATCTAAAGATGATTTTTCATAATCACCAGCAATAATTCTAATATCTTGTAAATCTGGGATACTTGGAGCAACAATTCTTGTGGGTACTAAAAATCCTTGTTTTGTAAGATCTCGTATGTTTCCGCATTCAATTAATTCTTCATAAATATTACCTAAACCTTTACCGTCTGATCTACAAGGTGTTGCAGTTAAACCTATAACATACGCTTCTGGGTATTCTGCAATCAATTTTCTAAAAGAAGAAGAAGTTGATCTGTGTGCTTCATCTAGAATAATTAATTGCGCTTGTGGTTTAATAAAATCATCTTTGTGTATTCTTGACGCAAATGTTTGAATAGAAACTACTTGAACATCTGCAAAAACATTTCCACTTTTATTAGCCATAATAACGCCGTGTGGTATTTCAAATTCAGCTAATTTTCTGCTACATTGCATAACTAATTCTCGTCTGTGTGCAACAAACAAACTAAAATTTTGATTTTGTTTTGTTTTTTCAATCATTGAAGATGCAATAACAGTTTTACCGCTACCTGTAGGAGCAACTAATAAAATTTTTTTTCTGCCTTTTAAAAAAGCTGAACGTATATCTTCAATTGCTTTGCGTTGATAATCTCGTAGTAGGTTCATATCGTTTCCATATATCGTTTAATTGAAATAATGCTTCGTGATTATTGTACGGAGGAATACAAGATTTAGCAAAATCTAATGCTTCTTGTTTTGCATAATCATAGCTTTCCCCTCTTAATCTAATTGCAATTAAAATTTTAACTAATTTTTCATGCCTATCTCCTTCCTTGCAACCATATTTTAATGTTCCGCTATATTTTCCTTTATAAGTTGATGTTTCATATTGAATAATTTTCTTTTCTGGTCTTTTTAATTCTAGTCCATCTTTTATTTCTTTCATCGTATAAGGTTCTTGAGATGTGCATTGAATAATTTTAACTGGGTATGGTTCTCTTTTGTGATGATAAAAACCAGCGACACGCATAATTCTAGGTAAATCTTTTACTTTAGGGTCAGAATTAAATTTTATAGCTAATGCCTCTTGATACAAACTAAAACTTTCTAATGGCATATCTTTTACCAACCAATAACAATGATATTTTTTAGGAGAAGTATTTACAACCAAATTTGGAATAACATTAAATTTTTCTGGCAATGGTGTTCCGTCAAGATCTATAAATACAGATCTTACTTTTGTAATATGTTTGGTTGTTCTGCCCATTAGATCTGTTTCATTAACTGTAAAATAAATACCAGCGCCTTTGTTATTTAATTCTGCTAATTCATTAAAGTGTTGTTTTATAGTTCCGTGTAATTGTTTTATTAATCTTTTATTTAATGTTTTATCGTCAAAAGTTTGAAAACTATGTGTCTGACCAAAATAATCCATAAACATAGAATAATGACTATTTTCATTAAAACTACTCACATCTAAATCCTATTACTAATTTCCCCTGTTTTGTGTACCAACCTTGTTCAAAATTTTCTTTTTGAGGATAATATTTAGATATTGATCTAACTATTAAATCACCCTGTTCTGAACAATCTAATTCTTTGTCTTTTTTAAATGTTATTCTTTCTAAATTACAAGTATTACAAGCTAAGATAAAAATAATTATTTTAGTCATCTTCTTTTAAAGTTTCGTCACTCCATCTTTTTTTTGCACCAAGTTTACCAGCAATAGATCTTTTTTTACGATTTTTTGCTTGTTCTTTACGTTCTTCTTCAGCTTGAATACAATATAAATATGTAATATTATCTTTGTCTTTTTTTTCTTCAAACAAATGTTTTATTTTAGGATAAATCTTTTCAATTTTTTCTGTTCTGCAATTTAACATTCTTGACATTACTTCGTAATCAAAAGGTATTTTATAACCACGCCAGCAATGGCAATACAAAAGCACATAAGCGCCTTGTTCTTCCAATGATAGTTTCATACGATTAGGATCTGAAATCCAATCATTGGCATAAAACT